GAGCAGCGCGTTCACGACGGACGCAGCCGCCGCGATTCTCGACACGCCCGTGTAGGCGCACAGGCGGTCCAGGGCCGTTCCCGACGCTTGGTTGGGGTCCATGGACAGGTAGACCTCCTGGAGCGCCTGCCACACGTCGCCGAGGCCTGCAGACGGGAGGCCCAACAGTTGTCCGGTGGGGCCTTCGGGGGAGATGTCGACGGCCGGGCCGAAGAGCGTCTGCATTGCGGAGTTGAACGTCGTGAGGATCTGCTGCACAGTCCTGCCGACGAAGCCGCTGGAAGTCACGAAGGTTCCCATCAAACGCCCCCTGTTACGACGGTGCCGTCAGAGGCCGTCACCCGGAAATTTACGCTCAGTGTGCGCGTGCCCGCGTTGAAAGTGCAGACCACGGAGTTCACCGTGGCGACGCCCGGCACGGCGGCCACCTGGCTGGAGAAGTATCGTTGGAGCGTGGCCACGTTTGGATTCTTGACGAGCACCTGCCCGAGGTAGTCGATCCCGATGGTCGGATCCTGGTACCACTCCCCAAGCATCGTGCGCAGACGGGTGACGACGGCCTGGGCCACGATCCGATCGGTCGTCGTGTGGAAGGCGAGCTGTCCGGCGGCGTCCAGGTAAAGGTCGTAGGCCGGGATCGCAACCGAAGGATCCACGACGTCGAGGCCGAGTGCGATGGTGGTCATTTGAGAAGCTCCGTGAGTTCCGCCTGATGTGCTGTGAGCGTTGGGATGGAGGCGGTCTGCGCCAACCCAGCTGCGGTGGCGGCCGCCACAGTTCCGACCAGGAACGATGCATCACCGGTCACGCCCGCTGCGAGCTGCCCGAACTGCGCGGCCAAGTCCGTGCGGAGTTGGATCAGGTCTGCCCAGATTTTGTCCAGCTCCGTGCGGAGATCCGTCTGCTGGTTACGAAGCCCGAGTACCTGCCCAAGCTCAACTAGGGCTCCCTCCGCGCTCATAAGCACCGTGGAGTTCTGGTCGGCGTCGGAAGGGTACTTCGGGGCGGCCTTCGGCGCCCAGAGTCCTGGGATCGCGATGGCGTCGGTCAGGCGATGGCGGGAGAACGAGCCTGCGTCGGCGAGATCACGCCCGCTGGATCGCAGGTAGCGCCCCATGGCCACTTCCGAGAACACCAGCAGCACGCCGTCGCCTGGTTGGATCGGGAAGAACAGGGTGCCGGCCGAGGAGGACGGGAACACGACCGGCACGCCGCCGATGGGCGGGATGTCCTGGTCGGCGCCGGTGGTGCGCGGGAGGCGGATGGCTGGCTGCACGGTGGCGAGGCGTGTGGAGTGGCCGGAGTACTTCGTGACGATCCCAGGGATCGCCGTGTGGGTGTCCTCCAGACGCGCGTCCAGGAGAAACTGGACAGCCTCGGCGATGGCGAATTCGCCGCTCACTTCTCGTCCTCACCTTTGCCGGTAGGGTCCTGGGAGGCAAAGATCGTCATGTCGAAGTCGTTTCCGAAGTTCGAAAGTTTGAAGTTGATGTCGTCGGCCACGAAGAACGCGGGGCTGTTGGTGGCGTAGTTCACGCCCGTGATCGCTGGGTGGCGAACATGGATCGGGCAGTTCGGGCGGGCAAGGTGGCTGGCAAGGCCCGTCAGTTCGACACGCGCGCGGCGTGCCTCCTTGAAGCGGTATTCGTCGAAGAAAAGATTCTGCGCCACCCGTGTGCGCCCGTCTGCGGATTTCGTCTTCGCGTACTCCGCCTTACGCCGCTCCAGGGTCTTGGCGGTCTGCACGTCCTTGCGCCAGTCGCGTTTCTCGTGCTGCACCCATTTGGCCGAAATGAGCCCGCTGCCAAGCTCCATTTCGATGGTCTGTGCGTTTGCGGTCGGCTTACACGCCTTGTACACGAACACTTCGCCGAGGTCGTAGAAGATGCCGTATCCGTGGTTGGCGAGTGTGCGCGAGACGTGGTCCAGGGCCTGCTTCATCGTGCCGACGGCGACGAACCCGCCATCCAGTTCGATGCCTGAGACGTCTTCGCCAAAAACTGTCACGCCGAGGATCTGCCCCAGCCCGGTGATGACCGTCTGAAGGTTGGTACCAGGGTCGTAGGAGACGGCGACAAGAAGTGTCTCGAAGTCCATCGTCTTGGCGCGGAACTGGTAGCATGGAATCTTGGTGACCCAAGCGCCGCCAATGAGTGTCGAGCTGATCTTGTGGGTCTGCCCCAGAAACACCGTCCCGCTCCCCTCATCCTCATACCCGATGTCCACCTGAATGATGTTCCCTGAATTCTCCAGCCACCGACGAACGGACTCCTTCAGGTTCAGCACGCGGACTTCTCCGGTGTTGCGGTCCATGCGGTTCGACCGGTGTAGGTCGCACTCGGCGTGCAGAGGCTCGATGCCCAGGGCGCGGTCAAAGCCAACAAGCTGGAGCATTCGCCCAGGGCCGACAAGCTCCGGGTCCTCGACGCGGACGCCCCCAGGCTCCGGGCCTGCGAAGATGTTGAGGATCCTACCGAACGCCATGGGAAGCCTTCCAAGTCGTCGACTCGGCTTCCGAGATCCAGCACAGGAACCACGTCACGCCGAGGTCGGTGTAGCCGACCGGCGCATCCTTGGCGGTGGACTGGGTGGGTAGGAGGATGAAGTCTCCCGGAAAGGAGAACAAGTTCTTCACGCCTACGAGCGCAGGGTAGCTTGGGGTGAGTTTGGCACCTGCGAAGCTGGTAGTGGCGCCGTCCTTTAGCGTCTGGAGAACGTCGATGTACCAGAACTGGCTGCGCTCGTTCCAGTAGGTCGTCAGCACGACTGGCGTGCCATCAGTGGTCACGAAGCGAGCGACCTGTCGGGCCGAGAGGTTTGGGTCGAAACGGAGCCGAAGCATCAGTAGCTCCCCGACGTTGGGAGTGTGTCGTCTTCGGGCATCGCTTCAGGCGCGGCGGACTGCGTACCCGAGTTAACCGTGGGCGCCCCAGTGCGGTTCTTCGCGGTCGCCATGTCCGTGATCCGCAGCGTCACCTTGATGTCCGTCGTCTTCAGCTTGGTGACCTTGTAGATCTGGGTGTACTCCAGATCGAAGGTCAGCGAATCTCCGTCCTCCGCCTTTTTGGGTGTCGTCACCCGAGTCAGTACTACCTGGTTGTTGACGGCGGAGAAGTCCTCCAACGATGTTACCAGCGCAACTTCGGTGCGCCCGCGCATCAAGCCCTTCAGAGTGTCGTAGGCGAGCATTGCCCGATTTTTACTCTCGTCCCACTCACCGCTGTGAGCACCGCCCAAAGCATACTTCAGGGAGTAGTTTGAGACGAGCACCTTGAGGCGTCCGGTCGGGGGCATTGCCTGGATGTGGTCCGTGATCGGGTCGCCGCTCTGTACCGGGTGCTGACAGACTTGCGCGCGGTAGGTGGTCTCCTCGTCGAGGATCAGATCGAAGTCCACCACCCCCAAAGATGCTCCGACATAGTTCCCAGCCTTGCGCCGGAAAAAGATGCTACCGCCCACGCCGGACTTTCCGGTCGTGTCGACGAGAGCCTTGGCGTTCGATCGCTCGCTGGCGAACGATTTGTCCGGTGGGTTCGGGTGGTACGTGGGCGAGTCCGGCTCGGTGGTCGACTCCTTCTGTGCGCCGGGGTTCGTCTGGAACTGCCCCTGCTTGATCGCGGCGACGGTGCTCTCCGGCACCTGCGCCATCACTTTCTTGTAGATGAAGGATTCAAGAACGCCTACCCCGACTCCCGCTACGTTGACGGCTGTGTCGTTGGCGCTCACTCTGCCGCCAGCATCAGGCCGTCGGCGGCGACGTCAAAGTGGGTGCGGAAGGACATGTCGGCGAGACGGAGGACATCGTTCGGTACACCGCTTCGTGGGGCTGTATTGCCTGCGATTTTTGCGGTGTTCCCCGCAATCTTGTCGAGGCCATCCTGCAGCTTTGACATGTCGCCCGCCGTCTGCGCCAGAAGACGCGCAGCCAGGTCATCTTGCGGAGACGCTGCCACGGCTCCCGGCACTGCGGCTGGGTGCGTGAGAAGGAAGTCCAGTTCTTTTTTGTGGAGTAGGAACTTCTGCTGCGCCTCCATCGCCAGCAAGGGATTTCGCGTTGCCCCATGCTTGTATTTGTACATGTCCCGCTCGGCCATCTTCACTTCGGTCTCAGCGATGCTCTTGTTGGCGACCCACTCTGAGTATTTTGCCTGGAGTTCCACCTGCGCGTTGTCCTGGATCACCTCGTGGAGTTCCAGGATCTTTTGAATAGCCCACCCTGTCGCCACCGTAAGCCCCAGCATGGCTGCCTGGGACGTGGACAAGAACATGTTGAGTGCGCTGCGCGTGCCGAACACCTTGGTGTAATCCCACAGGCTGGTCAGGGTTCCCTGGAGCAGAAATGCGCGAAGCGACGCGATCGCCGTGGCTACCGAGAAACTAACCATGAACGTCGTCACGCGGGCGATGGCCGGGCCGAGCCCTGTGAACGGCACCATCAGAATCAAGAATGCAGCCATAAGAAGCTTGTACTCCCGAAGAAGCCCGATGGCATACATGAGGTACCCCAGCAAGTGCAGAAGTACAGCCGCCAGCCGCAGCGTCAGCCCGATCAGAGAGCCCAGAGTCTCTCCGAAACCTTTCAAAGAGTCCCCCGCCCCCTGGGTGCCGCCCGCCGCCAGCCCTATCGCGTCTACGAAGTCGACGACGGCCTGCTTAATGGCGACCCACCCGCCGACCATGTCCGTGCTTTGCAGCACATCCCACAGGTACTGGACAGCCGTCGCCACCCAGTTGAAGCCGCTCACAAGCCAGTCGAACGGAATCGCTGTGATGGCCTTCATGACCTCTTTGAAGATGGGGAACAACTTCTGCATGGCGAGGGCTGCGTTGATGTTGAGCACGTCCCACATGTTCGACCATGCTCCCGCGAACGTCTTTACCTGCTCCTTCTGGTGCTCGAAGAAAATTCCGCCCTTGGTGG